ATTTATATTCAGTAGTGGAAACATAGAGTCAGGTGAAATAGTCATGTATGGCATAGCAAACTCATAAGGAATAATAATTAATGGATATTAACTGGACAGTAGTAACAATAGTAGGGGCATTACTAGCCCAAGGTGCTGCTGTTGTCTGGGCAGTATCGGGCATGGTGTCTGACATACAGTATAACATGAGTGACATAGCTGAGATAGAAGCCAGTACAGAAAGACTAGCTGATGATATCCATGAGAATGACATAACCATTGCACGTATTGATGCAAATGTAGAAGCAATAAAGAATGCCATGCACTCTATAGTCGCACAGAAGTAATTAAATGATTGACCCCATCACAGCTTTTGCTGCAGCCAACGCAGCCTTCAAAGGGGTCAAGATGCTAGTCGGTGCTGGCAGAGAAATACAAGATGTTAGCCAGCAACTAGGGGCATGGTACGGTGCAGTAGCTGACATTACTAAGGCTGAGTCACAACGTAAGAACCCTACATGGTTAGACAAGACAACACACGGCTCTGACAACATAGAGCAAGAAGCAATGGACCTTGTTATCCGTAAGAAAACTTTGCTTGAGAAAGAAAAAGAAATCAAGTTTATGCTTAATATGCGTTTTGGCCCTTCTACATATGATGATATGTTAGACATGCGTAGGCAGATACGTAAGGAACGTGAAGAGACAGTGTACGCAGCAATGGAAGCTAAAAGACAAATAGCAAACAACGCAGCTATAGGTGGCTTGTCTTTAGGTATTATTGGCGTGTTAGGCGGCGGCATTTATTTAATAGTTTTGGGGTTGAACTAATGGAGATGTGGGTTCTACATCTTGTCATTATGTTTGTTAACGGCCAAGTTTTTATGCTAGAACACACAGACAGGTTTGAAACCCGTCAAGAGTGTATGGTCCAAGGGGCTGAAAAAAGCGTTAAGATGGTTGAAAGAGTGATGATTATGTCAGGGATACCCGCAATAAGCAGGTTTAACTGCGAACAAGACGGCGTAGAGATATAATATGTTTTTAATAGCCGCCGCAGTGATAGCAGGGATTTCTCAACCAGAATATGTGACATGTCATAGGCAGAAAATGCTTGAGATTAATGGAGAAAAGGTGTGTATTTACCGTGGGGTGAATGGCACAATAGGTTATCATTACCCAACTCTGTCTTTTAGGGAGTGTCCTAAAGTATATCAATGTAGGTATCAGTCTAGTAAAGATAAAAAACCAACTATAAATGAAATATTAGATGGATTAAAAGGTGGCTTCGAATGACAAATACACTTGAAAAAATACTAGAGCACAAAATACTTCCCCGTTTTATGATGTTTGTAATGACGGTAGTTTATGTGCGCTGCATAGAGTGGGCATTAGCAATGCCTGAGTTATCTACACAACAGGCTTCAATAATTTCTGTTGTAACGGGAGCCATGACAGGAGCATTCGCCGTATGGTTGTCACATGAAAAGTAATGTGGTGGAGTTTTCAAAGCTAAGCGATTCTATGCACAAAGAAGCTAATCGTTTCATGTGGATACTCAAAGGGCAGTTGGTGCCTGATGGCTATAGTGAGAAAGACTATGTGGATACACACGAAAAGTTTTTGAAAAAACTTTGGGGCAACCATGAAAGCTATATCCATGAAGAAGGTTTTGAAGAAGCATATGCGGAGAAGTATAAATGATTGGTGCACTAATAAGTAGTCTCACTGGCCTTGCCACATCTGTAATAGACGGCAAAACACAGCTTAAACTTACCGAGGCGGAGGTGCGTAAACGACAACTTACAGGTGAACTTGATTGGGATATCGCTGCTATAAAGGGTACTGATAATTCTTGGAAGGACGAGTGGATAACATTGCTCTTTAGCATACCACTTATACTTGCATTCTGTGGCGACTGGGGAAATGCTATAGTTGCAAAGGGCTTCACGGCCTTGGAAGTTATGCCTCAGTGGTATCAAATTGCGTTAGGTGGAATTGTTTCAGCCAGCATAGGTATGCGTTCTGTTAGTAAATTCTTTGGTAAGAAGTAAACATGCCTAGTTATATACAGGCGTTAGTAGGCTTGGTAGTTTTCTACGCTGGACTGAAAATGTTTAGCGGCGGCATCAAAGACATGGGAAATATTCATCACCTTCAATGGTTTACAGGTAATGTAGTTTACATGTTTTTAGGTGGTATAATTATGACGTTGCTTTGGCAGTCTAGTTCCTTGTCAACAACCGCCATCATTGCTCTAGTAGCAAGTGGCGCAGTGCCATTACCTGCTGCAATAGCTGCTGTTTTGGGGGCTAACTTAGGAACGACTGGAACAATTTGGTTAGCGGGGTTGTTGGTATCAGACGGTTGGCCTCAAGGGAATACACGGCATATTGCCGTGGTTCATAGCGGAATTAACCTATTTATGGCTCTAGTTTTATTGCCATTTGTTCACCAGATCGCTCGTGTTGTGACTAAATTTTAAATTGATAGGAGATAAACGTGGGATACAAGTTAGGAAAACGCAGTCTGTCAAGGCTAGAAGGTGTAGACGAAAGGCTGGTAACTGTCGTGAAATACGCTATCGGCGTCACGAAACAGGATTTCAGCGTGATATGTGGTCTGAGGACGATAGAAGAACAGAAAGCGTTAGTCGCAAAAGGGGCTTCGCAGACGATGAAATCGAAACATATTGACGGTAACGCCGTTGATTTGATGGCTTATTGCAATGGTGGTCGGTGGGAGCTTAATCTTTACGACGAAATTGCTGATGCCATGAAAGAGGGTGCTGCATCTTGTGATATAAAGCTGCGTTGGGGCGCTGCATGGACGATTGATGACATTGGTGATTACTTGGGTACAGCGGAACACGCCATGATGTCTTATGTGGATACTCGTAGATCGCAGTCTCGCAGACCGTTTATTGACGCGCCACATTTCGAGTTGATGCTGTGATATGCACGTTTTCGTCCTCATGGTTTATGTGGGTTATGGGGGTGATCGTGTTTTAACGAGTAGTAATATGCGTTTCTATAACATAGATCACTGTAACTACGTTGCTAGAGCAGTGGTAAAACGTTATAGTAGTCACGGAATCACAACCAAAGATAGGGTTGTTGCGTATTGTGTACCCGAAAAACTGGAAGATAAAAGTCTTCCTGTGTATTAACTTGTAGGTGTATCATGCCGCTAAAAAAACTTTTATTAAAACCCGGAGTTAATCGTGAGAATACGCGATACACTAGCGAAGGCGGTTGGTACGAGTGCAATAACATTAGGTTTAGGCAAGGCACTCCTGAAAAAATTGGTGGGTGGCAACGGCTAAACATCGTAACTTTTTTAGGAGTCGCAAGATCGCTTTGGAATTGGATTACGCTAGGCGGGCAAAACCTGATTGGTGTTGGTACGAATATTAAATTCTACATTGAAAATGGCGGGGCTTTTAATGACATAACGCCCTTACGCACCACTACTTCTGCTGGAGACGTCACATTTCGTGCATCTGATACTACATTAAGTGCCGCCGTGACTTCTACTACGGCTACTACTATAGCTCTTACAGATGCAACAGGGTTCCCTCGTGAAGGACTAGCTCTAATTGGTAGCGAGGCTGTGACGTATACAGGAATTACTGATAACACTTTAACAGGATGTACTCGTGGAGCTTCTTATTTAATATCTGATGTATCTACTAGCACTACAGCTGCCACACATAGTAACGGGGCGGGGGTAACTTGTTTTACTATTGTCGTACTTGATTCTAGTCACGGCGCTGTTGTTGGTGACTTTGTAACTTTTTCAAATTCAACAGCGTTAGGCGGCAATTTTACTGTGCTTGTATTAGACCTTGAGTATGAGGTTTTGTCCGTAGAGGATGAAAACACGTATACTATCTTGGCAAAGAGTTTTAGCGATACAACGCTTAAATTTACTAATGTAGCGTCTACTTCTTCTGATTCTGGGAGTGGTGGTAGTTCTACAGTAGGTGCGTATCAAATTAATGTAGGAGTCAACACCGCGTCCGCTGTTTCGGGTTGGGGTGCAGGTGGATTTGGATCGGGTTTGTGGAACGTTGGAGAAACAAGTCAAGAAGAGTTACGTGTGTGGACCCAACAAAATTTTGGAGAAGATTTAATTTTTGGTCTTCGAGGCGGACGTGTATATTATTGGGATGCTTCAACCACCCTTACAACACGCGCTGTAGATTTAACTACACTATCAGGGGCTTCTAACGTGCCTACAGTGCAAAACTCTATTTTTGTATCAGATATCAACAGATTTGTGTTTTGTTTTGGAGCTAACATCTTAGGGAGTGCTACCCAAGACCCTATGTTAATCCGGTGGTCTGACCAAGAAGATGCTACCAACTGGACACCTTCAGCTACAACACAAGCAGGTAGTCTTAGGTTATCTAGGGGCACTGAAATTGTAGCTGCATCGCAAGCTCGACAAGAAGTTTTAGTCTGGACAGACTCTTCACTGTATTCTCTACAATATGTAGGTGTAGGGTCAGGAGTTTGGGGAGCTACTTTAGTTGGTGAGCAAACATCTATAGCCTCACAAAATGCCGTCGCTTACGCTAACGGAGTTGCCTACTGGATGGGTAAAGATAAATTCTATAAATATGATGGGCGTACCCAGCCGTTACCATGTGATTTGCGTAAGTATGTCTTTAGTGATTTTAATGAAGAACAGTTTGAACAAGTGTTTAGTGGTACAAATGAAGCGTTTGCTGAAGTGTGGTGGTTCTATTGTTCTACAGACGCAACGAGCACTGATAGTTACATTATCTATAACTATATAGATAATATATGGTATTACGGGTCTATGGCGCGTTCTGCTTGGTTAGACTCTGGATTAAGATCATTTCCATTAGCGGCGACGTACAATAATAGGATTGTAGAACATGAACGCGGTATTGATGACAATGAAACGGGCACTGCAGCAGCCATATCTTCGTTTATAACGTCTTCTCAGTTTGATCTTGATGACGGGCATCAGTTTACGCTTGTGTCAAGGATGATACCAGATGTGTCTTTTGAGGGGTCTACAGGCAGTACTCCTACAATAGTTATGACTTTAGAACCGTTAAATTCGTCAGGTTCAGGTTTTACTTCTCCTGCATCTGAAAGCGGCGTAGCTACGGGGTCTGTTATACGTAGCGCTAGTTCTCCTGTAGATGTGTACACAAGCCAAGTTCACACACGTGTTCGGGGCAGGCAAATGTCTATGAAAATTGCGTCTACAACAACGGGCGTACAATGGCAGTTAGGGTCTCCTAGACTTGACATGCGCCCTGATGGGAGACGGTAATGGCTAATAATGATTATATTGTAGGGTTTCGAGCACCCGCACTACCTTATCCTCCACAAGAATATGATTCGTTTCAGTTTGAAGAGTTTAACAAAGTGCTTCGGTTATACTTTAATCAAGTAGATAATGTGTTACGAGACACTTCTATGTCACGGCAGACTGAAGCTATGGGGTGGTTTATAGGGTAATGGCTAATACATACGTTAACGCAAAATTAGACCTGTCTTCTACAAGTGTTACTACGTTGTATACTTGTGCAACGTTAACCACAGGTATAATTAAATCTATTCTTGTGTCTGAAGATAGTGGTAATGCTGACACTATAACCTTAACCCTCACAAACGGCACTGATGTATATAGTGTATTTAAGACTAAGGCCGTAGGGGCGAACGCAACCGTTGAATTACTTACCGCACCGTTAGTTGTGCAAGCTAGTGAAATACTAAAAGTAACGGCAGGCACCGCAAATAGGATACACGTTGTTGCCAGCATTTTAGAGGTTACATAATGGTCACTGTAGTCGATAGTAAAGAGACGCCATTACCTGCACCTACTGTTGTGTTAACCTATGCGTCTGAGGCTGATTTACCTCCTGACATGGACTTGCAAACTGCACTAGCAATGTGGGTTAAAGAAATGACCTTACCTAACGTTGAAATGGTACAGGTAGGCAACACTGTGTTTGTTGGGCATAGTGGTAAAGGTAAAAACAAAAATAAGGTTCTAGGCCGCGTATTTAATGTAGATACTGCACGTAACCTTGTAACTAACACAGTAAAATATTTTAAAGTTTTGCAACAGAAAGGTGTAACACATTATTCGGTTGCGTTTGATAAAGGTACTTTAGAACAGGCGGCTAAAGCAGTCGGTAAGGCACTCAGAGGTACGGGAATACAGGCAGGAATGGCATCGACCGAAAGTGAACAGATGGTGTTATTTGTGCAGTTTCCTGCAAACATGAAGAAAAAGGCGTAGACTATGAGTTTTGTTTCAAACGTAGTAGACAAAGTTGTTTCTCCGGTTCTTGATGTTGTGTCAGATGTTGGTCAAGTTGTTATGGATAGCCCTGTCTTCGACACTATGGATTTTGTACGGGACGAGATAGCCGCTCCTGTTTTTGATGTAGTTCAAGATAATATAGATATATATGACGCCATTAATATTGGCATTACTGTTGCCTCTGGTGGTGCAATCCCCCCGTGGGTTATTGGTGTATCATCAGGAGCCGCTACAATAGCTCGGGGTGGTGATTTAAGCGATGCTATTAAAGCAGGAGCCATATCTTATGCAGGGTCTACTATAGGTAGGGCCGTAGACGTTGTTATGCCTGACATGACAAATGCGCTTACAGCACAAGGTTTTAACGCGACTGTTAGCAATATGATCACCGAAGGCGTTAAGTCTT